CCAAAAAAGAAATTCTATAAAAACGCAAAGTTTATGAAAAAAGGAACCTTGGACCCTGACAATGGCTTTGTTGTAAAAGCAGACTGTTATAATCTACCTATTAGTAAATTAGAAAAAGGTATAAAAAATGGCAAACAAAAAAAATAAAATACCAAACATTGAACGACCAACTAAAATAAAGATTTCTGCCCTTGATTTTAATATAGAATATGTTCCACTAAACGAAGAACTTTTCGGAGACTTTAGTTATTTGAACTGTCGAATAAGAATTGAAAAGAACTTGTCAGGACCGTCATTGGTTGACACTATTCTACATGAAATGAACCATGCAGTCTGGAAAGTTTGGCAATTGAAAGATAGAAGGGAAGATGAAGAGCGTGTCGTTGCTGTAATGGCATCAGCATGGACACAAATATTTCGTGACAATCCGGAGTTTAGTAAATGGATGCAGAAGGAATTGGAACAGTAATTGTTATTACTGATGTGCTGGAGGAAAAACAATGTCCGTAATTCATGTAAGCAGAATGAACAGCATGGGCAGCGATCTGACAGTTGTCAACGCTGCCCGTGTCTCCTTCGCCAAGCACAAAGATGAACTTGACAATGACGACGAAAGGTTGATCAAGTATCTCGCACAGCATGGACATTGGTCCCCTTTCAGTCATGTGTTTATTCAGTTTAAGATTGATGCACCTATCTTTGTTGCAAGGCAACTACAGAAGCATCAGGTTGGATTGGCGTGGAATGAGATCAGCCGTAGGTATGTTGATACTACGCCCCAATTCTACTCTCCATCTGAGTGGCGAAGACGAGCAGCAGATAAGAAGCAAGGCAGTATGTCTGAACCTATCGCATCGCAAAGTATTGCTAACGGTATAATGAAGGAAGCTTATGCTACATCTTTGAAGGCATATAGTAGATTGCTTAGATTAACAGCCACGCCTCGTCAAACTATAGAACCAACAGAAATTGGTACATACAACATTTACCCTTACGAAGAAATTTGTCCTGAACAAGCGCGCATGGTACTACCACAATCTACGATGACAAGCTGGTACTGGTCTGGTAGTCTGTATGCATTCAGTCGTGTGTGTAATTTGAGACTTAAAGAAGACGCACAATATGAAACACGACAGGTCGCACAAAGGATCAGTGATCACTGTGCTATTGAGTTTCCCGTGAGTTGGAAGTATCTATGTCAGGCTGGTTAATTATACTAACAGGAATTATCTATGCTTACGTTGCGTTTGATCAGGCCGTGAAAGGTAATGCTGGAATGGGTATTGCCTACGGTGGCTACGCTTTTAGTAACATTGGTTTGTTTTTACTTGCAACGAAATAAGGACCATAGCAAATGACTAATTACACATTCAACTTTTCATCTCAACTCCGCAGCAAGTTCGACCCCGAGATGTGGATGACCGGCAACGAAAAAGCGTTCTGGGATTTTCACGAAGTACACCCCGAGTTCGCAGTGGCATTCGACAAGTATACTTGGGAACTAATTCATGCGGGCCGTGAGCGAGGGTCAGCCTACCTGATATGCGAGCGTATTCGGTGGGACACCGTGCTTTCAGGGGCAGATGTGGATGGCTTCAAGATTAACAACAACCACCGGCCCTACTATGCACGGCTTTGGATGCAACAAAACCCCGGACACGAAGGATTTTTTCAAACTCGTGAAATTAGAAACCGGCTGGCGGCGTGATCGTTTGGGCGCTTACCTGTAAAGTCTGGTGGCAAGTCAGGGATACGTTAAGGATGGACGTAGATGACTTGGAAAGTTAAAATCTATCTATCAAAAGATAAAAAGGAATGGCTTTATTTAGTAGATGATAAAACACTTGAACCAAAAGTGTTTGAGGATTGGACAGATGCTCAAGTAGCAGCACACCTTTGGGCGCATTCAGATATAGAAGAGGAATTAAATTATGGTTGAATATAAAATTACCGACGTACAAATTAATATGCTTATCAGACGAATGAGTGCCCTTCCTTGGGCAAACGTAGACCCTATTATGCAAATTCTTCGTGAGGTTATTGAAAATGGGAAAACAGAACAACAGGCCAAAATTCATAAAGATAAACTCAAAGACGACGCACAATATGAAACACGAATCGCAAGGGCTGTGGGTGACACGGTTTAACAACAGTTGGCACTGGGTCGATGGACATACTGACAATCAAGGGCTTCGATCATGCGAGGACGGCAGCCCTGTCCGCAAGCGGGGTAGGCCGGGGAAAGTTTAGGCTTGGCGCTGTTGTGGTGAATGGACCACACATCGTATCGGCTGGGTATAATAGTTACAAAACACATACTCGGCTTGCAAAGATTACAGATTACCCGTGTCTTCACGCCGAGACACACGCTATGTTTCGAGCGGGCCTTGACAACATCGCAGACATGGATTTATATGTTGTGAGATTGGGTAGGCGTGGCGACATACGATATTCGAAGCCCTGTGCTGTTTGTCAGTACTACATCACTGATGCTGGCTTGCGAAATGTCTACTACTCTATTGACAATGAAAGGTATGGTACTATATGACTACAGAGAAAGATATTGTTAAGGTTCTTAGAACAATGCGGCCAAGTATTATACCTGATCTTTGGACAAGCATTCTGAATGAAGCGGCAGATGAGATTGAGAAACTGAGAAAAGCAGCGCGGAACATTCTCAACGGAATTGAAACCGGCGCTGTTCGCATCGAGACAGAACAAGACGAGACTTGGGACAACGCTCTAAGGGAACTGCGAGCAGCGATAAGAAGGGTAGATGAATGGTAAACGATTTCTTTTTTAATACAAAACTGGTTGATAGAATTAACTACTACTGGAAACGGCGGGGTGTTGAGTCGAGGGCAAGGTTGAAAAAACTATTTGACAGCGAGGGGAGCGTCACATATACTATTGTCAGTGATCTTGTGGTGCTACCTGACTATAGCATTGGAGTGAAGGATGACTGACCCTGTCAATAAACCTGCTCACTACAACTCAGGAAAAATTGAGTGCATTGATGCTATATTTGAATCAATGAGCAACGAAGAATTTTGTGGATATCTAAAAGGAAATGTGTTAAAATATGTTTGGCGATACAGATACAAGGGAAAGCCTGTAGAGGATTTGAAGAAAGCACGTTGGTATCTCGACAGACTTATAGATAGTTATGAAACAAAATGAATTATTTACTTCTGAAGAAACACATAAGCGCAAGCATTTAACTGAAGAGCAAAGGAAGAGAAAGAGAGAGTACGATAGAGAGTACAAAAGAAAGCGGTACGTTTCTTTAACTGAAGAGCAAAAGAAGAGAAATAGAGAGTACGCTAGAGAGTACGCTAGAAAGTGGCGGGCTTCGCGGACTGAAGAGCAAAAAAAGAGAAAGAAAGAGTACGAAAGAAAGCGGTATGCTTCCTTTGATTTAGAACAATGTAGAAATAAAAAGATTGCTGATATGCATAGGCTAGCAAAAAAAAGAGCAGCAAATAAGGACTTACCTTTTAACATCACTCGACAAGACATTGCTGATGTGTGGCCTAAAGATGATTACTGTCCCGCTTTGCGTATACCACTTAAAATAAAAGTGGGAAATAAAATTCCAACAGATAATTCGCCAAATCTGGACAGAGTTATTCCTATTCTTGGATATGTCAAGGGTAACATTGCTGTGGTGAGTAAGTTAGCAAACTCTATTATGTCTTCAGCAAGACCGAGTGAAGTAATTAAAGTTGGTAAATGGTTTGATGAAAAATACTACGAGGTAAAGGATAAACTAAATGTCTGATAAAGCTATTGCTGTTCACCAGCCCTGTGTTGACTGTGGTTCAAGCGATGCACTAGCACAATACGAAAACCATACGTTTTGTTTCTCATGTAATAAACTTACATGGAATAAGGATAGGGATTGGGGTAATAATGTGTATGAAGTTGATACTAAATTAAATGCTAAATCTTTTCGTGGACTTACCAAAGATACTGTCAAGGCTTATAGTGTTGGCGTATCAGAAGATGGTAACACGCATCACTATCCTTATTATACGGATAAAGGTGCGGTCGTTGCAACGAAGATTAGGAATGTAATCAAGAAAGATTTCTTTTCACAAGGAAACATTTCGGACGCCGGTCTATTTGGACAACAGTTGTTTAAGTCAGGTGGTAAGTACATTACTCTTACAGAGGGTGAGATTGATGCTATGTCCGCCTATCAAATGCTTGGTAGTAAATGGCCCGTTGTAAGTATCAAGAACGGGGCTAAGTCTGCTGTAAAGAATGTCAAACAACATTTTGAATATCTTGATAGCTTCGATAATATCGTGATTACCTTCGACATGGATGAGCAAGGTAAAGAGGCGGCAGAAAAGGTTGCTCAACTATTCTCTCCACGCAAGGCCAAGATTGTTTCACTTCCTGTCAAGGATGCCAACGAATGTCTTACTAAGAATTTACAGAAAGACTTTGTATCTTCTTGGTGGAACGCTAAGACATATATTCCTGACGGTATTCTAGCATCCTCAAGTATGATTGATACTCTTGCCGAGGACGACAATATAGAGTCAGTGCCTTATCCTTGGGAAGGTGTAAACAGAATCACAGACGGGCTTCGACTTAGTGAGATGGTAATTATCACTGCTGAAACTGGCGTTGGAAAGACATCGGTTCTGCGTGAAATTCTATACCATCTTCTCAAGAACACTGAAGAGCGTGTAGGAACTTTGTTCCTTGAGGAAACTCCTAAGATTAGTTCAGTTGGACTTGCGGCAATGGAAGCTGATATTCCTGCACACAAGTTCAAGGCTGTACTGAAGCCGGAAGATCGAGTGGAGTTTGGTAAGCGTATTCTAGGTGATGATCGTGTCTATTTCTATGATAGCTTTGGCTCTATGGAGATCGACAATCTGATGGCAAAGATTAGATACTATGCGAAAGGACTTGACTGTCGCTTCGTTATCCTAGATCATATTAGTATCGTTGTTTCAGATGGACGCAATGGTGCTGATGAGCGTAAGCTGCTCGATGAGATTGCTACCAAGCTGAAGACCTTGACAATGGAACTAAACATTGGTCTAATTGCTGTAGTCCATGTTAACAGACAGGGACAGATCAGAGGCACGGCAGGTATTGAACAGCTTGCCAACATGGTCATAGGTCTGAAGCGAAACAAACTTTCTGAAGATGAGATTGAGCGTAACACGACTGACGTTGTAGTCTGGAAGAACCGCTGGACAGGAGAGACAGGAACAGCCTGCCATCTTTACTACGATCCCATGACGGGACGCATGACTGAAAGGGATTTGTCTGATGTATCAGATGTGGACGAACAAGAGAATACTGATAGTTGATATTGAAACAGATTCACTTGACGCTTCTACAATTCATGTCGTAGTAACAAAAGATCGAGATACTAAACAAGTTAATTCTTTTAGGCAGGCTTGGGAGTTTAATCTTTATCTTCGCGAACACCCAACCCTTCTTGTGATGCATAATGGAATATCCTTTGATGCTCCAACTCTAAATAAATTGTGGGGATCAAAGATAAAATCTAACGAATGTATTGACACTCTAGTTTTATCGCGCTTGTTTAATCCTGTTCGAGAAGGAGGCCACTCACTCGAAGCATGGGGCAAGCGGTTTGGATCACATAAAATTCAATTCAATGCGTTTGAGAATTATTCTCAAGAGATGGAGACATACTGTAAACAAGATGTTGAGATTACAGATAGGCTCTTCTCATTGCTTTTGAAGGAAGGCGAGAACTTCTCTGAGGACAGTGTAAGATTAGAGCATGAGGTACAGCACATTATCAGCAAGCAGGAGAAACGTGGCTTTTACTTTGATGTTCAGAGTTCCAGTATTCTCCTCGCTGATCTGATGCAGAAAGCGAAAGACATTGAAAATAAAATTAAAGAAGAAGCTGGCATCGCTATTAAATTTGACAAAGAAATTGTACCTCGTTATACTAGAACTGGTGAACTTTCTAAAGTGGGGCTTTCTGGTTTCGATAATGCTTTACATACTGTGGGTGGTCCTTTTAGCCGTATTAAATACATTCCCTTTAACATTTCCTCTCGTCAGCAAATATCTGACTACCTGATAAGAAAGGGCTGGAAGCCTAATAAGTATACACCAACAGGACAACCAATCGTAGATGAAAATATTTTGTCAAATGTAAATATAGATGAAGCACAAGACATAGCACTGTATCTAACATTAGAGAAACGAATTGCACAAATCAAACCTTGGATTGAGGCAGCAGACGATGATGGAAGAGTACATGGCACAGTCAGAACTTGCGGAACAATCACGACAAGAATGTCACACAGCGATCCTAACATTGCTCAAGTACCTTCAACTCGTAAACCTTATGGTGAAGAGTGTAGAAAATGTTGGAAGCCGTCAGAAGGAAATAAACTAATTGGTATTGATGCAAGTGGACTTGAATTAAGAATGCTTGCACACTATATGAATGATCAACAGTATACAAAGGAAGTAGTTGATGGAGACATACACACAGCTAATCAGTTGGCTGCGAAACTTGAATCAAGAGATCAGGCTAAGACATTCATCTATGCCTTTATCTATGGAGCAGGAGATGCAAAGATCGGCTCCATCGTGGGTGGAAGTAAACTCGATGGAAAAAGACTTAAAGAACGCTTTCTTAATAGTACTCCGGCACTTGCAAAACTTAGAGATAGAGTGTTTAGAGCAGCTACAACAGGCAGAATCAAAGGTCTTGACGGACGCTATCTCCAAATAAGATCGGAACACTCTGCCTTAAACGTACTCCTTCAAGGTGCTGGCGCTATTGTTATGAAGAAGGCTCTGGTGATTTTCTACAAAGACCTATTAACAAAACGTCTAAAACCTTCTGAGTATTTTGTTGCTAACATTCACGATGAGTGGCAGCTAGATGTACCAGAACATCTTGCAGAGAGTGTCGCAAATGTAGGAGTGAATGCAATTAGAAAGACAGCAGCAGTACTAGGTCTTAATTGTCCGCTTGACGGTGAGTATAAGATCGGAAATAACTGGGCAGAAACACACTGAGGAATTATAAATGTATAATAGATATAGTACTTTTCAAGATAAGTTAACGGAATTTCATTTTGCTTTTGGTCATCCCGTAGGTAAAAAGTTTGAAGGGGCAGATATCAGTTTACCAATCTCTTTGATTACAGAAGAGTACAATGAATTTATTGTAGCGTGTAACAACGACGACGTTCCAAACATTAAAAAAGAATTGATTGATTTAATTTATGTTTGTATATCAATGTGTGTAAGATATGGTTGGAACTCTGATGTTATGTTCAACCTAATTCACAAATCAAACATGACGAAACTTGACAAGAATGGAAACGCTATTTACAGGGAGGATGGAAAGATAATGAAGTCAGATCAGTATGTTCCAGTAGACTTGACAAAACTTTAGAAAGCTGTTATCATAATACTACCATAACAAAGGAGTAAACATTATGGCAAACCAAGAAACACACACCGTAGAGGGGCTGGCCTATTGGGCTTTTTTAGATGAGCCTCGTGACAATCCGTTCAGTAACTATGAGTACGATAAGAAGCAGTGGGGAGTAAAGCTGTATGTTGACAAGCACAACAAGGCTGTACTTGAATCCCTTAATCTTACTGGTAAGATCGGTACAGATGAAGAGGGTGACTTCTATAACTTCAAGCTAAACTACATGACTACGGGCATGAAGCCTATGAAGCCACCAAAGATTGTTGATGCTGATAACACAGACATTACCAAGACTGTTCGAGTGGGTAATGGCAGTAAGGCTGATCTTGAATTTGCGGTTATTAATATTGATCGTGGACCGGCTAAGGGCAAGAACAAGCCCTTCATTCGCAAGCTACAGATCATTGATCTAATTCCTTATGGTGATCCAGAGGATGCCGAACTAGATGAAGTAGCGTAATGAACAAGACCCTTGACACATTAGTCTCAGATATTTATTCTCTCGCAGGTGATGGAGAGAAACCAAACTGGGATAACCTTAGTCTCTACACCAAAAATTGTAGAGGATCATTCTATAGGTTCCGAGAAGAAAGGGATGACAGTTACGAACCTCGACTGAGAATGTCAAACATTGGAAAGCCTGCCAGACAAGTCTGGTATGATATCAAGAAAGCACCTAAAGAAGGACTGTCAGGTCAGATGCGGCTGAAGTTTCTTCAAGGTGATTTCTTAGAGGAACAGGCTCTTCTACTGGCTCGTGAAGCTGGACACTTTGTTCAGGATACACAGAAGGAAGTTGAGATTGATGGTGTCAAGGGTCGCATGGACTGCAAGATTGATGGGGTTATTGTTGATGTTAAGTCTACAAGTTCCTATGCTTTCAAGAAGTTCAAGAGCGGAACGCTTGAAGACGATGATCCCTTTGGTTACATTGATCAGATCAGTGGATATGCACAGGCAGAAGGAAAGGATGAAGCAGCTTTTCTTGCTGTGAATAAAGAAACCCTTGCTCTAGCTGTTCACAAGATTAAGGTTAGAGATGTTCGTCCACGGATCAAGATGCTAAAGGAAGCCATCGAAAAAGAAACACCACCGGAAAGATGTTATAATGATCAGCCAGAAGGACAGTCGGGAAATCGAGTACTATCAATGCAATGCTCTTACTGCCCATTCAAACAGCATTGCTGGTCTGATGCAAATGGTGGTAAGGGTCTGCGAGGATTTTATTATTCTTATGGACCCAAGTATTTTACACGAGTAGTAAAAGAGCCTCGTACAATGGAGTTCAAACTAGATGCTTTACGA